TGCCGGCGTCGGCAAGACAACGGTTGCTCGGGCTATGCTCGAGCAACTAGGCTGCGACTACATCATCATCAATGGGAGTATGAATGGCAACATTGACACACTCAGAAATGACATCCTTAACTTCGCGTCCTCTGTATCACTTAGCGGAGGCAGAAAGTATGTCATCCTCGACGAAGCTGACTATCTCAACGCAAACTCGACTCAGCCTGCTCTACGTAACTTCATGGAAGAGTTTTCAAGGAACTGTGGCTTTATCCTCACGTGTAATTTCAAAAACAGGATCATTGAACCGCTTCACTCTCGGTGTTCCGTTGTAGACTTTAAGATCAGTAAGTCTGACATGGCTAAGTTAGCTGGTCAGTTCTTCAAGCGTGTAGAGAACATACTCACGACTGAGAGCGTGACATTCGATCAGGCAGTTGTGGCAGAGGTAATCAAGAAGCACTTCCCTGACTGGCGTCGCGTACTTAATGAACTACAACGCTACTCGGCTACTGGTTCTATCGACTCAGGGCTTCTAAATAACTTTGGTCAGCTATCACTTGATGAGCTTATCACACTATTGTCTGACAAGAACTTTACTGCCATACGCAAGTGGGTTGGTGAGAATATCGACAATGATCAGGGAGCTATCTTCCGCAAGATCTATGACACTGCTGCTAACTTCTTGACAGCACGCGGCATGGCAATCGCAGTCGTGATTCTTGGTAAGTATCAGTATCAGGCTGCATTCGCAGCAGATCCTGAGATTAACCTTATGGCTTGTCTGACTGAGATCATGATCGACTGTGAGTTCAACAAATGAACCCATTCGATATCGTAGGTGACATTAACTCTAATAAGAAGGGGTTAATCAATGAGACTAACGAGAAGGACTATAACGCGTGGATCGTTAATAAGGCCTTCTCGTACTTTCCTGACACTATCCTTCACGCTCAGGAGATGAACACTAAAGCACACCTAGACAACAAGATGCAGCATGACTATCTCATGGGTGCAGTCCGCAAGGGCAAGAGGTTTACAAAGTGGGCTAAGAAGGATAAGGATGAAGACACTCTGGCTGTTCAGGAGTTCTTTAGCTACAATAGGGAGAAGGCCAAGACAGCGTTAACGATCTTGTCTAAAGACCAGCTAAAAGCTATAAAAAGGGAGCTTAAAGTAGCTAAAGAATTCTGAAAGAATAAATATCGACATAATAACAATAATAATGAGGTTGCTATGTCGATATTAGAATCATTAGTGGAAGTGAGAATTGGTGAAGAGGAAGACTTCCTAAAGATCAAAGAGACTCTAACTCGTATTGGCGTAGCCTCGCGTAAAGAGAAAAAGCTCTATCAATCCTGCCATATCCTACACAAGCAAGGCAAGTACTATATCGTACACTTCAAGGAGCTGTTTGCTCTTGACGGTAAGCCAACAAACATAAGTGACGAGGATCTCGGCAGGCGAAACACGATCGTTCAGCTGCTCGCCGAGTGGGAACTGATAATGATCGTAGAGCCTAAAAAGTGCAGTGAGCCTAAGACCTCATTAAGTCAGATCAAGATTCTTCCTTACAAAGAGAAGAATGAGTGGGAATTAGTAACCAAGTATAACATAGGTCGTAAGAAGACCTAAGCTAGGACTTCTATATGATGTTTAAATTCTTCCAAAAGAAACCAAAGACCGAGGCCGAGATACAACTCCAGCAGATTAAAGACCTGCTATATCCTCCTATGGAGGAGGGAGAGATGGACGGCATCAAGTATCTTGTCGACTACTCTGTTGACCAAAATCTTGAGGCAGCACTCGTCGATCTGGAAGAGGGTCACAATGACGAGGCCTGCAGAAACACGATACGCAAGGTAGCCAAGAAGCTCTACGATATTAGACTACTCATGGATGCCTATACCCACAAGCTGGATAAGAATATTAAGTATGTTATAGTAGACGACGTGAGGGCTATGGATGATGGACAATCTTGATAAACTGATTAAGTCTCTTGAACAGATGATTGATGCCAGGGATGACATGTACGAGGAGGACAAATACTCCAACTACCGGGAAGTTCTTAAGATAAGAGAAGAAAGATATAATCCTTCCAAAAAGGAAGTCCGAGATCTACTGGAGGCTGTCATAAAGGACACTGTCAGGGATATGTTCAAGAACCGGATCCGCCATAATTTGTGAAAATAGTTGTGTACATAATGTCAGAACCATGCTATATTAAGAATATAAGCAATGGAGATGACCATGGACCAAGTTGATATCCAAGCCCAGGACAAGTCTGGGGTATGGCGTACGTATCACACCACCCAGAATAACTCCCAGCGGATCCTGTCAGAGATGCAGTCTCTGAAGCGTAACTTACCTGAATTTCGTGTGCGTGCCGTAGATAAAAATGGCCGTATTGTCGATATTTTAGGTTAAAGTTATATAAATAAAACTATGAAACACTATACTCAGGAACTACACATGGTACACCAACCGAAACTCATTACAGTCTGCACATTCGGAAATACCGAATACGCACGCTCATGGGGTAGTACCGCCTAGTCACATCTCACATTGTTGGGTTTGACTAGGGCAGGAAAAAAGATTCCTGCCCTTATTTTTTATGTGTACATAACCTCGATAGTGGTTTATATTAAGAATTCAGGCAGCTCCTCCCTGAGTATAAGAGGAGCCCCTGGCTGGTACTGGCGAAAAACGCAGGTGGTTTCCAGCAGGGCAGAAGAGAGTTATCTCTTCATGGATACACCAGAGCCCGAAGTGTGCGCGCAATTCTAAGCACAGAGGTAGGCCCACCAAGGAAATACTGCTATTTCGAATGTCGCAGGTGCGGTGTAGGTTAGACAGCTGGTGTATCCTTGAAGAGACAATTGTGGCAGTATGGCACTGCTGGTGAAGCACCTACGGAGATGGTAGGGGAGCAGACGGGCTTCATGCCGGTCTAACAAAACAAATGCCAAACTATTTTGCTGCCTTAGCTCAATGGTAGAGTACTGGATTGTGGCTCCGGAGACAGTGGTTCGATACCACTAGGCAGTACCAAAGAATTGCAGGTGTGGAAGCCTGTATATCACCTTCCCAGTTGTCCGTATAGCTTGGGGAAGGATATAGTCTGAGGGCGACTGGGGTTCCTCTTATACGGACGTTACCCTTTGTCCTAAACCTGTCGGCACGCGGATCGACGCTGGAAGGAGTAACCAGCAATGAATTTTTGGGGTGGCTGCTCAGATGGCGGATGGGCACCGGACTGTAAATCCGGCACATAGAAACGGAGTTGGTTCGAATCCAACCCGCCCCACCAAAAAATAGTTGTGTACATATATCGACGTACATGCTATATTATAAAAGTAAGGCATGGTGCCTTTATTATGGAGAAAGTGAAATGTCTAAAGCAGAACGTGTACTTAATGCCCTCTTAAATGGTCAGCAACTCTCAACAAAGCAGATCTCGACCCGTTATAAGGCAGCTAATCCAGCAGACGTGATCTACAAGATCCGCAACTGGGGATACGATGTTTCTTTGAATAAACAAAAGACTTCTTCTGGTACTTCATTCAAGTATTCAATCGCAGTCTAATACGTTAAGCTCTACCTCGGATGTACAGGGGGGCTTAGCGGCCCCCCTGTTTTTGTTTCTAAATGGATGCATCGGTTGCAGCACGTGTCCAAGAGTGTTGTGTAATCGAGAGTGACACCGGTCCGGTGTATCCTTTTAGAAGCAGACGAACGCTTAGCTCAGTAGGTAGAGTAAAGGTCTTTTAAACCAGAGGTCGTGGGTTCGAACCCCACAGCGTTCACCAAATAATAAACGAAGCAAGATGGTACGTAACGTCTTGTAGGAGAAACTGCACACCCCTTAGGCGATGGCGGGGTGTTTTAGCGAAAGCGCAGAGGTAAGAGCCCTAATGTCACAAGCCATTGATTTATATGGACCCTTAGCTCAGTTGGTAGAGCAGGAGACTCTTAATCTCTTTGTCGCAAGTTCGATCCTTGCAGGGTCTACCAAAGTTTACTGGCGCATAGCTCAGATGATTAGAGCACACGACTGATAATCGTGAGGTCGATGGTTTGAATCCATCTGTGCCAACCAACCCGTGTTGGTGTAGCGGTCTAACATACCCGCCTTTCAAGCGTGGAGATCGTCGGTTCAAATCCGATACACGGGACCAATATATATCAGGGAATAGCTCAATCTGGTAGAGCGTTGCGTTTGGGACGCAAAGGTTGCAGGTTCGATTCCTGTTTCCCTGACCAATATCCGCTCCCATCATCTAGCGGCCTAGGATACCCGCCTCTCACGCGGATCACACCGGTTCGAATCACACCACTCGGACCATAAATACATATGGCGGGCTCACCTGTGGAAAATGTACCCGCCACCGCCGGAGCGAAATGGTGAGATGGGCTGCTGCCGCGGGGTTTGTTAGTTTTCCTGACACACAAAAAACTAACACTAATTTGCTCCCATCATCTAGCGGCCTAGGATACCCGCCTCTCACGTGGATCACACCGGTTCGAATCCGGTTGGGAGCACCAAAATATTTGTGTACATATATGCAAGAATGATATATAGTAAGCTTATAGAGTTTATTCCTGGACGGTCACAAGGTGGGACAGCAGACTGTTAATCTGTTCATCAGGTAGGTTCGATTCCTACTCCAGGAGCCATTTTGGCTTATAGCCAATATCGGGAGGGTCTGGATGGAAACACCGGATCGTAATCTGCTGGCGTTCTAGCCAGCCTCCCGCCCAGTTTAGGAGTTGTTGATGAAGTATATGGTTGACATCGATGGAACTATCTGCGTCACGACTAATCGTGACTATGAGAATTCAATTCCGATCCAGTCCCGTATCGACTATCTTAATCAACTCTTTGACGAAGGTCATGAGATCCATTACTGGACTGCTAGGGGAAGCTCTAGCGGCAAGGACTGGAATCACTTGACCATGTATCAGCTGAACGCTTGGGGTTGTAAGTTCACAACCGCAAGAGTTGGTAAACCAGACTATGATGTTTGGATTGACGACAAGGCAGTTAACGACAGAGACTTCTTTCCACCCTTTTAGCCCAAATAGAACAGCGGTAGTGCAACGGTTTTATATAAATAAAATATAAGATTGCTCTACCGAAAGCTAATGATATGAACATATGTAAATTTTGTAAACAAGAAAGAAAAAATGATAACTCTTTGAGAAATCATGAACGATTATGTAAACTTAATCCTGAAAAACAACACACACCATTTCAAGATTTAAAGATTCAAAAAAATAAGAAAAAAGCTAATCAATGGACAAAGGGTAATTATGTTATTTCTGACAATACACGAAAAAAAATGTCAGAAAAATCAAAAATGCAACCTCCTAAATCAAAAGAAACAATTGAAAAATTATCAAAACTTGCTAAAGAAAGAAATTTAGGTGGTGTCAGACAATCTAAGTGGATAAAATATAAAGGTAAAACGTTAGGTTCTACATATGAACTGATATTAGCAAAATCATTAGATGAAAATAATATAAAATGGGATACATGTAAGAGATTCAATTATATTGACCCTAATGGTAAATCAAGAACATACACACCGGATATATATTTAATTGATTATGATGTGTATCTTGACCCTAAAAACGACTTTCTAATAGAAAATATTAATCCATCATTAGGATTTTCTGATAAAGAAAAAATAAAAAAAGTATGTGAACAAAATAATATTAATATTATTATTTTAAATAAAAATGAATTAAGTTGGGATAAAGTAAAAGATAAGCTCTTATAGTTAAATGGAATAATAGTTGCCTTGTAAGCATCAGTTCTTAGTTCGATTCTAAGTGGGAGCACCAGTTTGTAGTGAAAAGGTGGCGTCCACCGTTCAGACCTCTATGCCCTATGCTGGCCAGCATCTATCGGGAGTGATTAGAGAAAAGAGCCACTACATATATCGGGAGGGTCTTGCAGAAATGCTCGACTGTAATCTGGACCATTTCTGGACTCCCGCCCAGTTCATTGAGGTATGCATGGGAATTGAACAATTAGCATTTCATTGGCCTAATACAGGCTTTAGTGAAGAAGATTTCACGTTGGATTTCATTTATGATTTGCATATGCTTCTTGCAATAGATGGACCAAATGAATTTGCAAACATGTTAGTTTTCCATGATCTCAAATTGTATATAAATTTTTGTGATAAATGGGAAGAATATAATGAAACCAAATATTGGTTAACCAAAGAATCATCTATGCTCCTGTAGTTAAATGGTATAACAATTGATTAGTAATCATTTATTGGCAGTTCAATCCTCTCTTTGGGCACCACTTTGATCTAGGTACCATTAGCCCACCCAGTGTCGACCGTGTTTGGTGGAGCTTGTCGCAATCCTAGACAACATTCGAGCCAACACGTGAGGCTCAGCTTAATTGAGGTAGTGCGTAGGAATGGTTACTGCGGAGTTTTAAAATTTAATACGTTATACGGCTTGATGGCAGAATGATGATGCAAAGGTCTGCAAAACCTTCTATCCGAGTTTGATTCTCGGTCAAGCCTCCAACTAATAGCTGGAACATTCGAGACACGGACCTCTGAAGTCCTACCTATCTAGTAACGGAGTTAGCTACCGTGAAGACATGAGGTTAGACGAATGTTTCGGCGGCGCCAATACGGCCTGTGAATCAGCTGGTGTAGATACTCGTCTGTCTAACGAGTTAGAGGGGTTCGAAACCCCTACAGGTCGCCATATAAATAGATTATGAAATAATTGGAGATATAACATGACAGATAATACAGATGTTGAAGCAGCCCTTAAATCGGTCTTAGATACATTATCTAAGTCACCTATTAATCCAGCTGCACAAGCACAACCACTAAGCACAGATCCAATTCCACCTGAGCATCATCTAGAGCTCATTGGAAATGTTTCTAATATCGTTGACTATGTCAGTACAGAGGTTGCAAAACATAAGCAACTGTTAAATATACTTGAGTCTTTTAATGCCAAGTTAAATGAGAGTCACTCAATTCTTAGTAATAAGAATGTTGTTAGTGTCGTTCAGGCTGAAAAGAAAAAGTGGTACTCGATGACAACAGCTCATAAGATTGAAGCAGTTATTGTCGCAGCAGTCTTTATTATTGGTATAGTAACTGCAATTAAGTTTTTAATTTAATAAAGTGTCGGTCGGGGAAGATGGTAATCCGCAGGTTCTTAGAACCTATAATTTATAAATATAAAAAAATGTTTATAGAGAGGATTGCTTATGAAACTTTGCCCGAAATGCAATAACAGTCATAATAAAAATGGTGTTTATTGTTCATATTCTTGCGCGAATTCTAGAAAAATATTCAGTAATGATGAAATATTTATTGAAAATTCTAGTTATCCAAGACATCGTCTTAAAGAACGTTTGATTAAACAAAATTTAATCAAATATGAATGTCAAGAGTGTTATAATGATGGAAATTATAATAACAAAAAATTAGTATTACAGCTTGATCATATCAATGGTGTAAATAATGACAATAAAATTAGTAATTTAAGATTTTTATGTCCAAACTGTCATACACAACAAGATACGTATGCAGCGAAAAATATAAAAAAAAAATTGTCGGTGTAGTGTAACGGTAGCACAACGGTCTCCAAAACTGTTAGTCAAGGTTCAAATCCTTGCACCTTCGCCACTTTAATAGGGGGATATGATTGGCAGGAAAAATAGCTCTATTCATAGATCACCCAAGGTGCTCCATTCATGGTGTGAATGGCATCATGAATATCCTGCAACCATATTACAAATTTAAGATCTTTACCAAGCACGAGATACTCTACGACGATTGGTTCGATGACGTAGATATGATAGCTGTGCCTGGAGGTATTGGCGATGCTGATACCTTTAATCGTATCATGAGACCACATATACCTGTTATAAGAGACTTTGTATTAAATCAAGGTGGTAAGTATCTTGGTATATGCATGGGTGCTTATTGGGCAGGAAAAGAATATCTAAACATATTAGAGAACAAAGACTGTGTGCAGTATCTAGCAAGACCCGGCACAGACACCAGAAGACCACACGCTAAGAACTTAGAAGTCACGTGGAACGGTCAAAAAGAGAAGATGTTCTGGTATGATGGCTGCAGTATTATCGGGGATGGTAAATTCAATACTGTAGCAACTTATACAAATGGTGATATTATGGCAGGTTTCCAAAGGAACATCGGTCTAATAGGTTCTCACCCAGAAGCTGAGAGACACTGGTACACAGAATATAGCTGGATGAATAAAGTCTGGGATGAGAATGTTGCCAAACACAATCACAAATTATTGTTAGAGTTTGTAGACGAACTAATGAGAAGATAAGCTTGGGTAGCTCAGCTGGTAGAGCACCTGCCTGAAGAGCAGGGTGTCGGCGGTTCGATCCCGTCTCCAAGCACCATATAGGAGAACACTATGACCTTTGAAGATCTACTAGCCTGGGATGGAATCACTGTAGCAGAGAGTATGGTGTTGACCGGCTTAGCAAAGACTAAGTCAGAAGCTCGCCGTATGATTGATCAAGGATCAGTTAAAGTAGACGATATAAAAGTAACTAATCCTAAAGCTGTGATATTGTTTAGTCCAGATAGAATAAAACACTGTGTAGTTCACTAAGGATCCGTAGCTCAACTGAATAGAGCGCCGCGCTACGAACGCGGAGGTTAGGGGTTTGAGTCCTCTCGGGTCCTCCATAATAAAGGAGTATACCATGAAGAAAATTAATATAGAAGAGGTAAAAGAGTTCATCGCAGCTCAGTCTCCAGAGACCAAGATCTATATTGGTGGTGACTCCGAGAGATTTAATATGAAGGGATTATGGTACGCCGACTATACCCTTGCTGTAGTCGTGCACTATAATGGTAATCGTGGCTGTAAGATATTTGGTGAGGTACAGCGCGAGCGTGACTTTGACCAGCAGAAAGACAAGCCACGCCTTAGACTTATGAATGAAACTTTTAAGATTGCCGAACTTTATATGAAGTTGGCTGAAGTTTTAGAAGATCGTCTTGTGGAAGTACACCTTGACATTAATCCTGATGAACATCATGGTTCATCATGTGTAATTAATGAGGCAACAGGGTATATTAGAGGTATGTGTAATGTAATTCCTATGGTAAAACCAAATGCTTGGGCAGCCAGCTACGCAGCAGATAGGCTTAAAGAGATACTAGCAGCTTAAGATATATAGAGATATGCGGGTGTAGCTCAGTGGTAGAGCTTCTGCCTTCCAAGCAGAATGTCGTGGGTTCGAATCCCATCGCCCGCTCCAGAATTCGGTAGGCAGTGTAGAACATATGGTCGGTCATGGGTCGCTCTCATGGCGAGGTCGGGGAGGCAGTGCCTCATAACCTTGGAAACCCGTGCACTGAAAAGAGGATGCATACTCGTTCCTACCGAACTTAATTAGCGCGTGTGACGGAATTGGTATACGTACTAGTCTTAGAAACTAGGTTCTGGGGGTTCAAGTCCCTCCATGCGCACCAAATTTAGGAGAACCATATGGATGAGGAGATGGAGAAAGAAGACTTCTCTATTGCATTCTGGGAATGGTTTGATTCCCTGGCTCGTGTAGAGAAAGAGAGGTTCTGGAACTACGGAGCCGATATGGCTAAGATATACTTTTACAATAAGTATTGGGTCAAGAGGTCACGTAGCTCAACTGGACAGAGCTGATCCGTCCTAAGGATAAGGTTGGGAGTTCGAGTCTCTCCGTGATCGCCATGCTGCCTTAGCACAGTGGTAGTGCACATCATTGGTAATGATGAGGTCGACAGTTCAATCCTGTCAGGCAGCACCATATAAATAATAGTTTAACAGGGAGGTAAGCATGAGATACCTAATACCCCTACTATTGATATCAACATCGGCACTAGCACAACAACAACCATGTGGAACAGCACAAACAGTACATGATTTTATTTCAAACAATTATAGTGAAAAACCATTCATTGAGATGAAAGATGAACATGATAGACAATTTATTATGTACGTAAATCCCGATAACGGTAGCTGGACAGTAGTACAGCTTACTGAGCAGGGTACAATGTGTGGTATATCTTCTGGTAAAGGAATGATTCCTGCAACTAAAAGATTTGAGACTACACCGCCAAAGAAAAAAGAAGATCCTAGTTAAGCAGGTAGGTCGGCAAGGTGTCGAACCGCTCTCATAAGGCGCATAAGATTGGTTCGATTCCAATTACCTGCACCATTATAGCCAAGGTATAGTGAAGAAATACCATATACCATTTGCTAGGAATAATCCTCCTAATACACCTATTAATATAGAAGCAAAAAGAAGCTCCATGCTTACTGCAAGAATAGATGTCGAGCTTAGCACAATAGCTATCTGCAAGAATGCAGACGCAAAGTTCATATATGGACTTCTCTTCTTTGCCTCATCACGCTCAGCTTCAAGCTTCTTAGCTTTATCGTATATCTCCATACGATCATCGGCGAGCTTGTTTATATTTCTAATATAAGACTCATGCAGACTCATATCAGTAATCATATTATTAGCTACCTCATAAAGGTCTTGCTTAATTGACTTAGCTTGATAGAATGCCCACGTGTCAGAAGCTGCGATATTATTTGATAATATCTTACCGCTCAAGCTACCACCGATAAGTGTGCATATAGCAAGTAGCGCTGCATATATAGATATAGTGATAGCACCACGGCTCTTCATGATCGCCTCACCCTCCGAGCGAGACAGTATCTTACCTGTCTTGTCTTTCATAACCATATTACTTCTTTCCCATTTTAATGAGTTGCTCTATTAAAGCTATTCTCTTATCAAGTTCTGCTCTAGCAAGAGCAGAGTTCTTCTCGACACCGTCTACTCTATCATTTAGAGCTTCTTTAAGTTGCTGAGTTGCCATGGACGCGTCTGCTCTTATATTTGCACGAGCGGTTGCTGCCTCAGCCGTCATGTCCATACGCTGCTTCTCTAAAGCCGCAAGTTGCTTCTCGCGTTCAAGAGTCATATTAGCACGAGCGAGAGCAGCGTCTTTTTCTACCTTGTCGATCTTATCACCGAGCTCACCTGTTTGTTTATCGATCTTCGTGTTAAGATTCTCACGAATTTGAGCCATGTCGATCGTGGTACCTTGTGGAGGGATTGCCTTGTTGTCGTTATTGACTACAACTGCAATTTTACTCTCAAGAACCGTGATAGCATGATTAGAAGAACTAAGAGCGGTGAATAAGTATACTACACAAGAGAATAAGATCGGAACTGCTGCAAATACGATCTTCTCTACCAATGCACTCTTGCTAGCACTCGCTGCTAGCGTCTCGCTCATCTGAGCTGTTTTATCTGATACTGTAGACATATTACTTCCCCGTAAATTGTTTGACTAATCCACCAACTTGGCTTATGGATACTGATCCACTTGATAATTCATTCACAAGGACATATCCAACACCTATTACTAATATGCTAATTAGTGTTAACAAGATTATAGAGGCGATTCCTAAATTATCTTCTAACTCCATCAACTTAGATCGTATAATGTCCATGCGTGCATCATTATCGATCTTATTCCATGAGGCTAACCATGGATGAGTGTCGATATCTTCTTTAGAAACAGGCTCAACCATTAGTGACCACATAGTGCTTTCATGAGAGGAATAATACCCTTCATATTATAGCAAGCCAATACATCAGACATACCCCATATAAGTAGTCCAATCCATACCATGAATGGAACAACGATAAATAATATAACACCTACCCACACGAGCTCCATCATTTCCTCATGTGCTCTCTCTGCAGCTACCTTAGCTCTATGTGCTTCTTTTGCAGCATCTGCTTTATCTTTATAGTACTGCTGGCGCTGAGCCGGAGACATCTTGGCTATCATCGTAGCTTCTTGCTCTGCAGCGATCTCTCGCATAGCTTGCTCGCGCAGTCTGTTATTATTGCGCGTTACTTGATTGTTGATGTCAGTGATCTTATTCTGATTAATAATTCTTTGATTATTAGCAGCCTTAATATTTTTAGCGTTTCTGACATCGTCTACGATGCCGAATACTTGGTCGCTAAGACCCTTTCCTAGAGAACTGCCCAGCTTTGCTGCGGACTTTGGATCGAGCATTAGTTATCTCCTGGTAATTTTATGTAAAAAAATAACTAAAATTCACAGTAAATAACTAAAATTCATGTGTACTTATTTATAAAATGGGGTGTATAATGAAAACTGGATTTACTTGTAGTACCTTTGATCTTCTTCATGCCGGTCATGTCCTTATGCTCATGGAGGCAAAAAATAATTGCGACTATCTTATTGTAGGATTACAGACAGACCCTACAATAGATAGGCCCGATACTAAGAATAAACCCGTACAATCTATTGTAGAGAGACAATTGCAACTACAAGCAGTCAAATATATCGATGAGATTATAGTGTATGAGACCGAGCAGGATCTTATGGATATATTACAGACAGCTGATATTAATATTAGATTTATCGGGGAAGACTATATTGGCAAAGATTTTACAGGAAAACAGTACTGTATTGATGCTGGTATTGATATAGAATACAATTCCCGTAAACATAGGTTCTCTACCACTGAGCTGAGGCAGAGGGCTGGACTTTCTAAGACGGATATATAATAGACCTGTTCAATTCAGGACAGGTTAAAACCGGAGCGCGGTAGTGAAACAGTATCACAGTGGAGTCATAATCCCCAGTTCTAGGTGCAACTCCTAGCTGCGCAACCAACAGAAGGACAAAACATGAAGAAACCGCATTTAGTCCTAGCTATAGGACTACTTACGTTGTTTTCATTGAATTCGACTGGATATGCTCAAGACAAATCGGGCATAATTGAATTAGTCAGTAAGAAAGCAACAGAACATAACGTACCTGTAGCGTTAGCGCAGGCCGTTATTAGCCTGGAGTCAAACTACAGTACACACGTCACAGGAGTTCGGGGGGAATATGGTCTCGGACAGATTAGATGCTCAACAGCCAAGATGCTAGGCATGGTCGGAAAGTGTGATAAGCTTAACGATCCTGAGACTAATCTGGAATACTCCATGAGTTATCTCAAAGAGGGCTTAGATATCTCTAACGGCGATATAAGACAAGCCGTTAATTACTACGCGAGTGGCGTAGCAGGAATATCTAAGAACACTAGATATTATAAGGAGATAATGAAAAGATTATAAGGAGTGCATGTCTAGCCGGGGATGCTAGCACCGCCTTGAAAGCGGTAGGAGCCGAAAGGCCAGGGGTTCGATTCCGCCATCACTCCGCCAGTTAGCGCTGGTCCCGTCGCTTAAAACGGGACACCAATTACTTTGATGGGTCTATGTTCTTGATCTTCTCAGCGTATAGACTGATGCTGTGATCTTCTATAGCGTCAACCCATTTACCCTGTTTCCAAGATCTTATGTGGGCTCTCCACTTATCCTTAATTCTCTGCCACTGTGTCAACTCGCGTATGTTTCCATAGAAGTTGATATAGTGAAGACTTCCATGATGTCTAAATCCTAAAAATACAGGTGGAACATTTGTGACACCATCATTGCAGTTAACAAAGCGATGATGCTCTACTGGAAAATAGTCGACATACTTTTGGCTTCCAACTCTAGGACTTCCGTATGTGAATAACATCTTAGGAGTTAGATTTGCGAACTCAAGTTCTTGGGCTATATAGGTTGCCATTGCAGCCCCTAGGCTATGACCGGTAATCCATATGTTGCGACCAGGATATCTCTTAACATAGTTAAACATCATTGGCATGATCTTACGGGCTTCTTTTCTAAAGCCAGAGTGTACAAAGCCAAAGCCATGTGTTTTTGGAATAGTGTCTAGATCTGCTAGTAAGTCATTAACGGAGGTTGGTTGTGTGCCTCTGCATGTCAGGATTAAGTCTGTGTCATTGCAAGCTGCATGACCCTGTGCTCCTGCATTATCAAAGAATACATAGTTACCTAAACCTAGGTCATTAAATTCTTTACTACAATCATCCTTATAGGCAGCACCAGCTAATACTGCAAATTGATAGGCTTTCTCTAGGAAACTTAAATCATTTATCATAGTGTTGCTCCAATAAAGATATATAATAAAGCATATTTATACGGTCGGTTAGCTCAGTTGGTAGAGCATCTCGCTTACACCGAGAATGTCGGCGGTTCAAGCCCGTCACCGACTACCAAGTTTTAGAGTGAGTTCAGCAAATAAATGGCCTAAAAGCCTATGATTGGTTCGACTCCAATATTCGTCACATCTGACGAGTCCGCCTCGTGGTGAGGCAAACAAAATTCACTCTGTTGATTTTAGGATCTTTACAGCACAATTGCCGTAAGGCACTTTTTTATGGAAAAAGCAGAATAGATCCTGTCGATTTAGATTCAGTTCCGCAACCCTCAAAATTTGTATCGAAACAAACAAAAGTTGAATCTGTAGTAAAATGGAGAAGTGATATGACTACATTTGCAAGCGCTGTTCAAAATCAATCTGATAGAACTACAAATGGCATGAAGGCTCGTGCATCTACTGCTAACGCTCTTACTGACTTGTTCTTCAAGATTGGTGCTATGCGTGGGCAAAACGTAATTCCTGCTTTCACAGCAGCTCGTGTTCAAGATGCAGATATCGCTGGTCGTATTGCATTGTGGGCTCGTGACATCCGTGGTGGTGCTGGTGAGCGTAAGATCTTCCGTGACATCCTTTTGGATCTTGCTAAGACAGATCAGGATCGTGCACGTGCAATGATCATGAAGGTACCAGAACTTGGTCGTTGGGATGACTTGCTCGTCCTAGTTGATACTGAGTTAGAAGGCTTTGCTTTCTCATTCATCTATGCTGCTCTTATGCAGGGCAATGGTCTTTGTGCAAAGTGGATGCCTCGTCAGGGTGAAGTAGCTGCAAAGCTTCGTAAGCACCTTGGTTGGACTCCTAAGTTCTATCGTAAGCGTCTGGTTGAATTGACACAAGTTGTTGAGACTCAGATGTGTGCAAAGGACTGGGATAACATTAACTTCAACCACGTTCCTTCTGTTGCTTCTTCACGTTATAAGAAGGCATTCTCACGTCACACTGAGAAGTATAAGGAATGGGCTGCAAAGCTTGTCTCTGATAAGCCTGAAGATCGTGCAGAGGTTAAGGTTAATGCTGGTGCAGTTTATCCTTACGATGTTATTAAAGGTGTTTGGCCTTCTGGTTATCGTAATAACTATGATCAGTCTAACATGAACCACATCTTGGCTCAGTGGGAAGCATTGCCTAACTATGTTGGTGATGCTAATATTCTTCCACTAGTTGACGTTTCAGGTTCTATGATATCTAAGGCAGGTGGCTATAACTCTAAGTCTTCTGTTACTTGCTTGGATGTATCTGTGTCTCTAGGTCTTTACCTTGCAGATAAGAACAAGGGTAAGTTCAAGGATACCTTCTTGACTTTCTCTGAAAAACCTAAGCTTCTTAATCTCACTGGTAATATCCTTGATAAGATGAAGCAGATGGTATCATCTGAATGGGAAATGAACACTAACCTTAATGCAGCTATTCAAAAGATCTTAGATGTTGCTATTGAGAATAATGTTCCTCACGAAGAGATGCCAGCAGCTCTGTTGATTCTGTCTGACATGCAATTTGACCAATGCGCTCGTTTCGACGACTCAGCAATGCAGATGATTGCGCGTAAGTATGCAGAGGCCGGCTACACAATTCCTAACATTGTGTTTTGGAACCTAAATGCTCAAGACAATGTTCCTGTCAAGTATGATGTGCGTGGTGCTGCTTTGATATCTGGTTTCTCTCCAGCAATTGTTAAGTCAGTTCTGGCAGCAGATCTGGATAACTTTACACCAGAAGCTATTATGCTCAAGACAATCATGTCTGAGCGTTATAATTACTAATAAATAGAGGGGAATCCCTTCACCCTCTATACGCGGACGTAACTCAGGGGTAGAGTTTTTGCTTGCCAAGCAAAATGTCGTGGGTTCGAATCCCATCGTCCGCTCCAATATAAGTGGTTGTGTTTTTGCTGAGAAGAAACACACGTAAGAGAAACTCAGAATCTGCCACTTATTAATATGGGGTGCTAGTGATAACGGGAGCACATCTGCCTTGCACGCAGAAAGACAGGGTTCGATTCCCTGGCATTCCACCATTGGGGGTTAGTTCAGTTGGTAGAACGGCAGACTCTGACTCTGCATGTCCGAGGTTCGAGTCCTTGACCCCCAGCCATTTCTTGAGGGGTCGTCTAACAGGTAGGACAGCGGACTTTGACTCCGTCAACCTAGGTTCGAATCCTAGTCCCTCAGCCAAAAATAGTTGTGTACATTATCTGAAAACTGGTTTATTATATCTAAATGGTTAACGAGGGATATAAATATGAACCAGAGACCAGGTAAGACACACTCAGCGGTTCTCCGTGACGGAGACCGCATTGCACTACGTGATCTAGTAGATTTCTGTAAGTCCGCTAAAGAGGACTTAGAGAAGGAAGGCGACCAAGACGCTGCCTTCCGATTTGAGATGTTAGAGGAGTATCTTCGTACTGGTTACCAAGGAGGTAAACTGACATATAAGTCTAACATTCTCGGGCTCTAACAAGCCCACGTAACCCAACGGCAGAGGTAGGAGACTTAAAATCTCCAAAGTGTCAGTTCGAGTCTGACCGTGGGCACCATTATTATAACCAAGGAGTACTAAATGAAGAAGACCCTATTGACTATTGCTGCTCTTGTTGCAGCAACATCCGCATATGCTACTGATCTTCCTAACAAGAAGAAGGCACCATTGCCT